TAAGATTTTTGAGTTTATGTTTTACGAAATAATTGAAGAGTTTTGAGCGACCATTAGTTGATTGCCCACGAAATTCATCCATAATTATTTCTTGAAGATCTGAAGGTATACGAGTCAAGTCAATCAACATTTCATTACGTTGATAATTGCGTAACATCTCACCTTCGCAAAAATGCTCGGGATCAAGTTCAGACCAAATAGACAGTTTTTTCTTAGACAATGGTTTTTGACGTTTTTCAGATACAAAGGTGTCATCGGCAGACAGAAAATTAGGAATGCCATCGCTAGAATCGCCTTTGAGTATATGTTCACGCAAAAAAGTCTCTGGATTGTCTGTGTTTAGAAATTTCTTCTTGAGTGGTGAATACTGTTTCACATTCTCAAAACGTTGTAGTTGAACAAAATCTTTGTCACTAGACAATATCAATATAGGTTCTTGTTCAGATACAACACCGTTCAGTTTTTCTTCACGGTTTATTACGAGAGTTGCAATAATATCATCTGCTTCAGCATGATCAATATAGACCATCTTATAAGGAAATGTTTCGTTTAACTCACGCCTAATATTATTTAGTATTGTGAAAAGATTGTTCCAGTCGAAATCAGACTTTTCACGTTGTATTTTTCTAGGTGCTTTGTAATGCTCAAATATCTTTTTACGCCAGTTATTTGAGTTATCACAACACAATACAAGTTCGCCATACTCATCTGAGAACTTGTTACGATACATACGTAACGTATTCAGAATCATATGGCGTACCATATCTTCATTCACACCTTGTCTTGCTGATTGCATTATATTTGCAATAGCAATCTGGCTATAATCAACTAATATCATAAGGCAAGTTTATGCTCGTTGTTTCTGAAGTTTGTATCTGTCAATGATACAGTCTTATCATACGATACTTCTTGGTCATTGTCAAACTCAAAGTTACCATTCTCCATTTCTCGTGTCCATTCTCTACGAATGTCAGGGTACCAAACACCAACTGTACGCTTTGGTGTACCATCAGCATTATATGCCATTGCAGTACAAGTCCACATTGTACGTTCATTCTCTTTAGCACCCATGAATTGAGCAATCCAATCACCAGTCTTGAGATAATGCTCCATCTGTCTCACGTATGCTTTTTTAGATTCTGACATCGCCATTTCACGTTGCTGAATCTGTGGTGTAATACCACGACCACGAGCATTCTTAGCATGAGCCGAAGCATCTTCTTTGGCCTCTTTAATCCATGCTTTGACATTCTTCATAGAAAGTTTGTCAATCTCTGGTTTTGCAAGAACTGTAGGATGAATATTTTTGTACTCGGCAGGTTTGCGTTTCTTACGCATTTCGACCATACGTTGTCGTAATGCTTCACGTTGTTCTTCTGTGATATTACGAGTACGTTTTTTCTTTGGTCTATGATCGTCTTTGGAGATTCTAGGACGCCCTGGTTTCTTCTTTGTCAAACGTTTTGTCATATTCTATCTCATACTTGAGGTTATCAAGAAAATAGGTCCATTGCTCTATGCGTTTTGACCAACTATAATGAGTATACGCATATTCTCTAGCATTGTCAAGATTTTTTTGAGTTTTATCGTGCCAATACTCATCCATTACATCTTCAAGTTCATCAGCAAATCGAACTGCATGTTCGGTCTTATCTTCTGTATAAGTGTACATGTAACCATATTCACCACATGTCTCTGGTAATGCACCCCAATTAGATGTAACTACGGCACAATGGGCAGACATTGCTTCCATTGCTACTCGACATGATGTTTCTTGCCACGTTGATGGATACGCCAATATATGCATCTTTTTCCATGCTTCTCGCAACTCATCATAAGGAACTGAACCATGGTAACTTATTCTAGAATCACTTTGACATTCATCAAATAATCGTTGAAAATCTTTATCTTTTTCACCCCAACCATATATCTCAAAACTAGAATAGACATGTAAATGAAAATCTTGACGGTCTAATAATTTAAGAGCCATGAGCAAAACATCTAAACCTCTTTGAGGTGTAGAGCAATACATCAACTGTAATGGACCGGCTGGATGTAATTTATCATGTTTCTCAATTGGATCAATTGCATTTTTGATTACCACACCTTTTGAGTATGGTATATTCAATAATGTATTAAATTGTTGTTGTTGCCAATGACTGACGAACACTAACTTCTCAAATAAAGATATACCATTAGGTTCTGTCAAAAAACTATGAACAGGATCTAATGCCAAATCGTGAAGCCAGTATAAACGAGGTTTATCTTCAAGGTCATATTTACGAGAAATAATGAATTGAAAATAATCTTTGTATTCTTCAGGAAGTCTCTTGAATAACTCCATGGTCAGAAGTTCTGTTCCGCCCATGGAGTTTTCAGCCATATTACCAGGCTTATGTTGTGGAATGTCCACATCACCTTTTTTCATAATGCTCCATTATATTAAAACATGAAATCTTTTCTTGCGTAGAATATGTGAGTATCTATCTGTACTGTTTTTTGAGTTTTCTTTGATACGGCCCATCTAGGATCAGGAATGTAATCAGCATGATAATATAAAGCACCATCCGTTATATCTTTGATACTGTCTTTATTATCATAAAACCATGTTGCTAATTCTTTTGTATTCTTCCAAGTAGGACCAGGATATGGTACATCGTGTTTCCCATCACAATACCAAGAAAATTGGCACTGATTCTTTTTAGGATGTCCAGATGCGTAATGCCTTCCTTGATAGACAACATCGCAAAAGTTGTCTGGAAAGTATTTGTTTCTTACTCTGTTATAGGTCACATGTGCGACCGCCAATTTACCTGCAGTTGACTCAACTGCCGCCTCAAAATAAACATTCTTTTGTAAACATGAAATTTGTTTGTTTCTCTCTGCATATGACTCATACTGTTTTATCTCAAACACTCGTCTTTCTTGTGGAAAGATTATTTGCCTGTCAAAGTTATCTTGTTTTGGAATTACGATGGTTGCAGGATAAATTGCGAGTGCGGTCAATATACAGAGGATTTTTTGCAAAAATCCCATATATACTCCGTTAGTTCTGAAATCCATTTCAATAAGTCAACAATTGTACAATGATATAAATGCTTGTAGATGTATTTATACACTTAAAAAATTGAATTATGGGGTTATTTCCTCATAATAAGTGGTGTCCCAAATGCATCCATAAGGGTGTTCTGTACCACGCTTGTAAATAGCCAACTTATTCCATGTTATAGCAACCTCACCTCCATTCATGATTGTCTTTTCTGGAAAACGTTGATTTAGTACACCAACCTCAGTCTTAGCCTCTTCTAGTGTGGCATAAGGGTGTTGCATTGAAATTTTTTTACCAGTATTTGTATTTTCGACAATAATCTGATATTTATCGGCCATAATTGCATAACGTTTATCTTGTTCTTCCGCCATCAGTTTCCTTGATTAATTTTTGATCAAAACCACAATAATGATACATTAAAATAACATAATGTAAACATTTAAGGAGGTCGTTTTCATTCTTACCTTCTTTCTTACCGAAACGAATAAGATATTTGATTGCGGCACCTCTACAAAATTCTTCCGCAATATCAATATGCTCAAACAAATCTTGAATCTGAAAATCACCTTTCGTATAATGTTGAGAATAGGTGCTTTCAATATATTCTTCAAGATGTTTGATTATTTCACTTTCATTGTATTTCATATTTATTTGTGGTCGGAACGGCAGGACTTGAACCTGCGACCTCTGGTACCCAAAACCAGCGTTCTACCGGACTGAACTACGTTCCGAGTGGCTCCTCGGGCTGGACTCGAACCAACGACAAGCAGATTAACAGTCTGCCGTTCTACCACTGAACTACCGAGGAGTAAGATTATCTAAGATTTGCTTGGGTATTACGAATTGTGGTCTCTGCTCTCTCAATCTTCTTTGTGAGAGTTTTGACCCACTCTTGAGCAAGAGTAAGATTTGGCTTATCTTTCTCTTTTTTGGCTCGTTTGACCTCATCCTGCTGATCAGCAAGCCCAGTTTTGTACTCGGCAAGTTGTGCCTCTGTACGTTTCAAGGCACTGTCT